GCTGTGAAGCTGCCATCAGAAATAAATCCTATCATCAGTCATATTCTTTGGTTGTGGATTAATTAAATTAGACTTCATATGCTTCATGCCTTTCTTATAATCATCTAATGCAAAAGCTGCTTGTTGGTTATTCTCTTTAAATTGATGTACATAGTACCTAGTTCTAGCTAATATAACAGGCGAGTATTGGTCGGGAAGAACAATAGCATCATCGTATGCTGATAAAGCAGTTGGTTTAGTGTAAGCATAAAAGTGAATATTATATACTTTATCTGGTATAGGACTAAGACCAAACTTACGATGGTCAGGGCTTCGTATAACGTATCTAGGCTCACCATAGTTCTGTGTATCTGCATCGTCTGCGTTTTCTTGATCTCTTAAATATCTTCGCCATTCGGATAAAGATATAAATTTCAATCCTCTAGAAACATAAGGGGCTGATTCTCCTGATACACTTATTGTCGTAATGTAGAAATCATCCCAATCTATTGAAGCATAATCAGTAGTTATACTAGAGCTTCCTGATTTAAGCGTATACCATCGAGTTCCTTCTACACTAGCTACAGTTACGTTACCATAAAAAGGATCTGTACCGCCACTAGCTGCAGCAGCAAAGAAGGGTAACTGAGGTTCTTCGTTTGCAATATCATTCAAAGATCTATTAATAGATTCTTTAACAAACGCCTGTATTCCTACAGCGCCTGAAAAGTTTGATGATGTTAATTGAACTTCGTTGAGTTCTCGTAGAGTCTCGTTAGCTAATGTTAGATATGTAGTTGCCATTATTTCTTATCTGATTTAACATCTTGTCTATTATCTGAATGACGATTTTGTTTATCCTCAGAATTTTGATAATAGCCTTCCATATCTGTAATATCTTTATACTTAACTTGTTTACCGTATTCTATCTCAGGCATTGTCTCTGCTCCTTTTCTTACCAAATATACGATCATAATTATCAAGATAGTTCTGTTTTGCTTCTCCAGAATATGCTTGACCTAATAATCCTAAGACTCTAGTACTTTTTTGTTTCTTAGAGCCATTTAGGATCATAGGATTTTTGTCATTGCCTAGTTGTGGCATTATTAACTAGCTTGAGTTGTTGTAATACCGTCTTGTACTTTACATTGACCATCTAGATACCAGTTAGTACCGTCAGACCACACATGTACATAATCTCCATGAACGGCTTTACTAGCCACTAATGAAATAGTATCTGCGTCTGTAACTGTAGCTACATCACCTGCTGCATCTTCAGGAGAAGATACGTTACCTACAATAATGTTAGCACTTGATGCTGTGACTATTGTATGTGAAGTTGTAGGCTCTGTTGCTCCAACATAAAACCAATACTCTAATCCTGCTGCTGGAGAAGGAAGAGTTTGGATTCTAGCTGTAGCTGTGTTCATTACGAAACGAGTACCCGATTCTGCTGCTGTAATTGTGTTAGCTGCGGTTATTGCTTCTGTATCTGAGGGTTTTTGTACTTTAGTAGCAAGCTCACGGACATCTACTGTTCTAGCTGAGTTCCGTCCTGTATCTCTTATATTGACTGCTGCCATTTTATTTACCTCTGTTTAAATTGTTTAGTGAATGTTAGAAAGAAAAGGGGGTTTTTACGCCCCCGAATCTGTTTCAGTATTAGTCGATACCGTAGAAAGCTGAAACTAATGCGCCTGCGCGTAGTACTTTAGCTCCATAAACATGAAGACCTCGTACTATATCGCCAAAGCTATCAGGATCTCGCAATACTTCAGTACTTGTAATAGTCTGAGCTGTCGCTGTAGAACTCATATGACCAGCAATACATTTACCAGCAGCATTAGATGTGCTTGCAATGTTATTTGACTTGTACATACTGAATCCACGCAACTTACCAGAAGTTACTAGACCGTTTCTGATTGAACCTTGACCTGCGTTGTAATCAACAGATAAAAGTTTCGATGCTGTTTTAGACAGAACTTCGTAGAAATCCGGAGATGCTACGAACCAACGTCCTTCTTCAGGGATATTTTGATCGTCAAGAAGACGAGCCATATGCCCTAGAACATCAATAGGATCATGTTCAGATGATCCAAAACCTATATCAAGATTACCTGTTCCGTCAAATGTTCCTTCTGCTAGATCAGTAGCACTATCAGAACCCAACACATGGTTAGGGCTTGATGCAGAAACACCTGAGAACATAGTAGCAAGAACGCCCTCATCAAAAGCATCTTTAAGAGAATACGCTGCTGAAGATGCTGCAACTTCACGCCAATTCACGTGAGACATGTTACTTTCAATGTCATCCACTTTGAATTTAAATGCGTTAGCTGTATCTACAACAAGAGTAAGCTCTTGGTCGGTTAGCTTAGTTTGAGTTACGTCAGCACCACGTTCATATTGGTACACAGTAATTTCAGGTTCTTTAATAATCTTTACAGAATCTCCGTAAGCGGTCAGTTCACCAGCATAATCTGTGTTGGTGATCGCTTCTATCACTGAAGCCTTTCTAAAGAAGTTTAGAACCTTTTTAGAGTAGACTGCAGGGAGGAAAAACGAATTATTTTGACCACTAACGGAGTTCGCAAAGTTGGCATCAGTATCTGTGCTTGGCTCAAAATACTGGTCTGATTGATTATATGCCATTTTGTTTACTCCTTAAAAGTTAAAATTAAAAGTTATTGTTTTACTACTCTGCCGTCTGCAACAGCTTGACTAATTTCGTCTTCAAACTTGTCAAACTCATGTATAGACATTGCAGCAATTTCCCTTTCAGTCCAAATTTTCTCTTGCTGTGGCTCAACTGCGGTTGTCTTAGTTGAAACCATATCAGCAGCAGATTTTCTGGACTGCTTAGAAGATGGCTTTCTAGCTTTAGTAGAATCCATACCTGTATCACGTTTATATAAGTCTAGCGCACGACTAGCAAGATCACCGTCATTCGCATTTTTATATATCCAATCTTGGATTGATTTAGGTTGTGCTTTCGCCCAATCATGGAACTCATCGCTGTTTTTAATATTTTCAAAATCAGGATGATTACCCATCAATCTTTCGTGTGCCTGTTTAGTAATTAAATCTGCTTCACGTTCCTGTAAGGATGCAAGCTTTTCTTCTAAGGTTTTAGTCTTTTCAGAACTTTGCATGTGTGCTACAGTTTCAACTACTTCATACACATCTGGATATTGTTCTCTAAATTTTTCCAAGTCCTCTGGAGACTTTGGAGCTACATATTGAGGTCTGTTTTCAGCAGCCTCTGTCAATAGTTCCTGTTCTCTTACTTTAAACTCTTCTAATTTAGAATCGTAATGCGTCTTCAAATCGTCATATCTTTTTTTATAATCAGGCTTACTGTAAGGTTTAGCCTTCTTAGTCTGTTTAGTTTGTTTTTCTTTTGCTTCTTCAGGAGCTTTCGCTTCTGTTTCTTGCTCTTGGAAAAATAAACTATCCGAAGATACAAACTCTGTCTTATCTTTCGTATGCCAAGATTTATTGGCGTTATACGGATTTGGGGTTTCTTCTTTTACTTCTTGTTTTGCCATTTTCTTTACTCCTACTCAGGGCTTTCTAAACAAAGTAGCTGCATATGTCGACTGTGCAGGGTTTGTTTTTGTAAAGGTAGCCTTTCGGTTAATGTTGTGATAAAGGGCTTAGAATAAACTAAGGTGGCTCTATCGTTATTGCAGACGCGGATTGACAGATAACATTCCTTTTTTGATTTCATCTTCAGCTATGTCTTCATCGACAGGCTTTCCAAAGCTATCTACTTCAGGTTCGTCTTCTATCTCACCACCTTCTGCTACTTCTTGTCTTACAACATCAGCTTCAGCTTCGGCATCTTCCATCATACTCTGTAATCTATCCGCGCCTATTTGTTCTGTAGCTTTTGCTGTAAAGACAAACTCACCATCCGATAACCTTGCAGGTATCGAATCGGAGACTTCTGAACCCGGACCATCAACTGGCCCAGCTCCTGAAAATTCTGTGGCTGTATCCATGAGCTTATCAAACATTACACTTAACTCTGGATCAGCTTCTAATTTATTCATTAATGACGCTTCTTCTTCGGGAGATAAAGACTGTGAGATTATAAAATCTAAGTACTCATCTTCCATTTGCTCGTCAGGCAACATATCTGGTTCTTGTTCTATAGGCATTGGAGCTTCTTCTATTGCTTCTTCTGCAGGCATCATCATAGCCATTTGAGCATCTACATCTCCACCTTCTTGATATTTTTCTTTTCCTTTAACAACAGGAGTTACAGAAACAGCGACTCCTACAATTTCTTTTTTCTTTTTCTTTGCCATTAGCTAGTCTCTTTAATTGTTTGTTTAACCTGTTGGGGCAACTGGAGCAATCGTTCCAGAGAACTGATCCTCCCCTGGCTGCGGTATATTTCCAGTTCCGATGTTGCCACCGCCAGTACCTGTAACTCCAATGTCTTGAGGTGCTTGAGGTACTCCTCCACCGCCACCCATTGTTGGGGA